GGTTGACATTTTTCATTACCCCTTTCCATTATACAGATTGTTTTTCTGTCCGGCAAATCGGGTATGGGGGCAAACGCGCGGCCGGCATGGGCGCGAAAATCTATCTGCTTGTGGAAAACGGCTCGTGGGAACAGGCCTGGGACGGTGAATTTCGCACGAGAATGACGCCGCAGGCGCTGGTAGCAAGTATGACGGCGTGGCTGGCGCGGTATAACTGCCAGCTGCTTTTCTGCGAGCCGAAGTTGAGCGGGCCGTTGATACGCGAGGTGCTGTACCGGGAAGCAAAGGAGCTTTTGGAAAGCGAGGCATTCTGATGGGGCGTGCGGTGGACATTATCAAGGGCAGCCTTACGATGCGGGATATCTTCGCCAAGTATGGCTTTGAACAGAATCGTGCAGGCTTTATCGTATGTCCTTTCCACAGCGAGAAAACCGCGAGCCTTGGCACATATGCGAATGACAAACGCTGGAAATGCTTCGGATGCGGCGCCGGGGGCGACGTGATCAGTTTCGTGATGAAGCTGTTTGGACTCAACTTTTCACAGGCGGTCATACGGCTTGGCGCGGATTTTGGGTTTACAGATGATGAAAAGACTGATACCCGCGCCATGGCCGTTCAGCGCCGCGCACAGCGTGCAAAAGAGCTGGAAGAGCTGGAGGCATACAGGAAAGAGTGGGACAGCCATATGCTGCGGTACAGAGCCTGTGAGGAAGCGGAGAAAGATTTCCGTCCGCATATAGGCATAGAAGCAATGCATCCAAGCTATATTGCCGCTGTGCGTGGTTGTGAATACGAATGGGAGTGGCTGCAAGGCCACCCTTGGAGGTGATTTGAATATCACAGGAAATGACGATATCGCCCTATACAAAGGACGATTTTTTAAAAGGAACGAAGCCGTTTGAGGATGTTTATGCGCACAAGGCAGACCCGTTTGTACATGACCGTGCGTTGGAACAGATGACGATTTGGGCAAAATCGGTCGGCGTGAACGGCTTCAAAAAACTCTATAAGGCATACATAGACAGCCTGCGCATCAAAAACAAAGAGATCATGGTGCCGAATGTCACGCAATTCGATGGACAGGAAATGGAACTGGATTCCGGCCGCTGGGTGGCGGATGAATTTGGGATAAGAACGGATGGTCCATATGGCTCGGATATTGAGGCGTGCAATCATCCGATCATGCCGGTGCTGCGGCTCGTAAACATCGACACGGGCGCAGAGAAGCTTCAGATTGCCTATCGAAAGGGCAAGCAGTGGCGCAAAGTCATAGCTGAAAAAGGCGTGTTGGCCAGCGCAAATAAGATATTGGAGCTTGCAAACGTGGGCGTCGCTGTGACGTCTGAAAGCGCAAAGCACCTGGTACAGTATTTCTATGACCTCGAATCTTTGAACTATGATCGGATCCCTGAAAAAAACAGTGTGAGCCGCCTGGGATGGATTGAAGATGAGGGTTTTTCGCCCTACGTAGAAGAACTTGTATTTGACGGAGACGCAAATTTTCGAACATTTTTTGAGAGCGTGAAAAAACGCGGCAGCATGGAAAAATGGCTCGGCATGGCACGCGGCATCCGGCAGAAGAGTGTATTTGCCCGCGTTATCCTTGCATCGGCGTTTGCGTCTGTCCTGGTAAAGCCGCTGGGCGGTCTGCCGTTCTTCGTACACCTTTGGGGAGGCACGGAATCCGGCAAGACCGTGGGCCTTATGCTGGCAGCCAGCGTATGGGCAAACCCTGAAATCGGGCGTTTCATCCACACATTCAACAGCACTGCGGTTGGACGGGAAAAGTCTGCGGCGTTTGTAAACAGTCTGCCTCTGATACTGGACGAGCTGCAGATCGTAAAGGACAAGCGGGAGTTTGACAAGGACATCTATATGCTCTCGGAGGGTGCAGGGCGCACCAGAGGCACGAAAAGCGGAGGGGTGGATAAAACCCCTACCTGGGCAAACTGCATCCTTACAAGCGGAGAAATGCCTATTACAGGCGCGGGCAGCGGCGGCGGTGCGGTAAACCGTATCATCGAAATAGAATGCCGGGAAAAACTGTTTGAAGACCCGCGCGGCGTTGCAGATACCGTTCGTAAAAACTACGGCTTTGCGGGGCGTGCATTTGTTGAGCACTTACAACAGTACGGTGCAATGGAGCGCGCTGCCGATCTGTTTAAACGGTACAGCGTACAGCTTAGCGAGGGAGATACCACGGAAAAGCAGGCTATGGCTGCGGCGCTTGTACTGACTGCCGACAATCTTGCAACAGAGTGGATTTTTAAAGATGGCCGCGCGCTCACAGCCGGTGAGATCGGCGAATTTCTGCGAACCAAGGCAAGCGTTTCAGCGCATGAGCGCGGATATCAGTATTTATGCGAAACGATCAGCCAGAATGCAAATAAGTTCCTTGGCGGAGACGCCCCGGTGAGCGATGTTTGGGGACGGCTGGAGGACGATGATACGGCAATCGTGATACGGAAGGTATTTGATTCGATATGCGCAGACGGAGGATACAACGCGCAGGCGCTGTTGAGCTGGCTCGCGCAGAACAACTACCTGCAAACGAGCAAACCGCATCTGACGAAGACTGTCAGAATCAACAACATCCCCACCAGATGCGTGGTTTTGAGGCTCCCGCAGCTTGAAAATGACGATTTTGAGCCTTTGGACTACATTCCGGACTGATTTGTAACCACTCAAACTTCTACTGGTTACGTTTTGCGTTACAAAAAAATGGCTCAACAGAGCCAAAAATCAGACCTTGTAACCACTGTAACCAGTGTAACCACTGTTTTGATATACATATCACGTATGAAACATATATGCTGGTAAAAAATGGGTTGTGTGTGTTCGCGCGTATAGGAGTTTCCACAAATAGTGGTTACAGTGGTTACATACCTTGAAAAATGGCTTTGCAAAGCCAAAAAACACGTAACCAGTGGGGTGGTTACAAGGTGGATACGAGTGGTTACGATGACTGAGGAAAAAACAATGGATTTTAAACAAATTGAACATTCCGTGCTGAAGTTTGAACCGATGCCGGATAACGCGCCTCTGCATGAACAGATGTGTTATTTTGCGCTCAGACATCTCTATGAGGATTATAGACGAGGTGTTGTGAATGTGCAAGCTGCGCATGATGAAAAGGTACGGCTTCGGAATGCATTTGAACGAGCTGTCAGTACAGAACAGACCCGTGACATGCTGCGAGATGAATGGCAGACTGGATTAAAGGTATCGAACGAGTTTCGCATTCGGCTGCATAAGGCGCTGGAAAGCGGAGAAGGAATTGACGTGCTGTTTCCACTAGCCTGCACATGCATTGCGGCTATGACTGGCGATAAAACGCTGTTGGGCAGCGAAGTAAAAGAAAAGTTGAAAGCAAGACAAATAAGGATGGATGACGTGTGAACGCAAGATACAGGGATAAATGCCTATCTGTAAAAGAGCGGCAGGCAGCCGCCTATGCTGCAAAACGGGTGATTGAAAAGCAGTTGGATGACGTTGCCAGGCGTGCACAGTATCTGTGGATGTGCGCAGCGCTCAATGCCGGATTTACTGCTGAGGATATCGAGCGAATCCAATCCGAGATGCCGCAGGTATGCGAGAAATACGGTGAGCTGCGGGCTGACAACTGCGCGGATTTTGCGATGCTGAGAGATTTGCGTGAAGCTGGTGTAGACGTAGCCGATATCGAGGATGAGCTATGAAAAGATGGGCGTAGAGCCGATGTGATTGGAGAGAAAGAAAATGGACGATTTGATAAGCCGAAAGGCGCTGCTGGAAAAAGCATGGGAAGCAGATACACAGTGCGGATATGTGCAAGTGGTAGATGTCGGAGACATAGAGGACGCCCCGGCCGTTGACGCCGCACCGGTGGCGCGTGGTGAGTGGATAGAACTCCATGAAGAAAACGGGCATGAGGTGGGTACTTGCTCTCATTGCCGCCATGTGAGAATTGTTGATAATTACTGCCCCAACTGCGGCGCCAAGATGGACGGAGGGAATGACAATGACTGATTTGAAACCGTGCCCTTTCTGCGGGGGAAAAGCTGAATTTGCAAGGAAACAAGTAAAAACTAAAGGCCATTGGTGCGATGCTGTATATGTGCGCTGCACAAACTGTGATGCTCGTTCAAATAGGGTGTTATACAGCGCAAAATATCACAAAAAAAATGATTCTGAGTACCTCGAAGCACAAGAAGCATGGAACCGGAGGGCTGATAATGACAAGGCTGATTGACGCTGATACGCTGATTGAGCGCCTGAAATTCAAACGTCGCTTGAATGGTAACATTCCAGATAAATGTGCTGGATACGATAGTGCGATTGCGCAGGCAAATAAACTGCCTTCCGTTGACCCGGTGCACGCTGCTGGTGTGTGCTACTGCAATGAATGTAAGTTTGTGTGTATTGGAGAAAACGAAGCCGAAAGCTGGTGTTACTGTAAGATGACAAACCGTAATATCAACCTTATTGATTTTTGCAGCAGAGGCCAGCGCCGGGAGGGTTCACAATGAAAATTTTAGTAGCCTGCGAAGAATCGCAGGCGGTAACAATCGAAATGCGCAGGCTAGGACATGAGGCATACAGTTGCGACATTGAACCATGCAGCGGCGGGCACCCTGAGTGGCATTTGCAGGTGGACGCCCTGGAACTTTTGAAAATGAAATGGGATATGATTCTTGCGTTTCCTCCTTGTACCCATTTGGCTGTGAGTGGTGCAAGGTATTTTGAGCAAAAGCGCAAAGACGGACGGCAGCAAGCGGCGATTGATTTTTTTATGCGGTTTGCAAACGCAGATTGCCCAAAAATAGCGATAGAAAATCCAGTTGGGATTATGTCAAGCGTGTGGAGAAAGCCGGATCAGATTATCCAGCCGTGGCAGTTTGGGCACGGGGAAACAAAAAAGACGTGCTTGTGGCTTAAAGGGATTCCATTGCTTGTCCCAACAAACATCGTTGATGGGAGAGAGCAGAGGATATGGAAAATGCCGCCGAGCGAAGACAGAGCAAAAAACCGGGCAAAGACATTCCCTGGAATAGCCCGTGCTATGGCAGAGCAATGGGCCGGAGACATACGGGAGGATTGACATGGAGAGATATACATACTTTGACGGTGGAAAATGGCGGCTTAAAATTGGCGATACAGAATACAGTGGAGACTGGGTTGAACGCCTCGCCGCCTACGAGGAAACCGGGCTGGAGTCGGAGGAGCTGGCGCAGGCGCAGGCGAAGAAAAAGGGGCGGCTTGTGGTGCTGCCGTGCGATGTGGGGGATAAATTATACGATGTTACGCTCGGAGAAGTAAGAGAGAAAATCGTGATATCCCTGTCGATGCTTCTGTCTAAAAGTGTGAATCATTTAGTGATACACGCTGAAAACTTTCGGAATGCGGTTACATCATACGAATTACAGGACATCGGCAAAACCGTATTTCTGACCCGCGAAGCCGCCGAGGCCGCGCTGAAGGAAAGGGAGGCAGAGCATGACAGATAAAGAGCTTGTAGAGCGGTTGCGATTAAATGCTAATTGCATGATGGACGAATGGGAACCAACTCTATGTAAGCGTTCAGAGTTTATAACAGCAGCGGACCGCATTGAACAATTGCACGCCGAATTAACCAACGAAAGAATCGACAACACGAATCTCATAGGCGAACTTGCCACGGTGACCGCAGAGCGCGACCGATATAAGGCGGTGCACGAGAACCCGCAGCCGCTGACGCTGGAGGAAGTAAAGGAACATATAACAAAAGGACATCCAAATGATATTAAACCATTGTATGTGGATTTTAAACCTACAATTCCAATTGATTACACTTCACGATGGAGGGATGCATATAATTTGTCTCGGTTAATTGCGGGGAGAGGCGATGAATACGGAAAAACATGGATTGCTTACCGCTCAAAGCCGAAGGAGGACGATCATGATTAAATGCGATCCGAGAGCAAAAGCAAAATGTCCATTCAAGGAGCAGTGCTGCGGATATGATGTAGGATATTTTTTGGAGGGAAGCGATTGCGATAAATTCAATCAGAATGTGCCCTTCCCGGTTTCGTGGACAGTAAAAATGAAGAAAAAACAGAAAGAAACGCAGGATATCTTGTCGTATCA